GAACAAGAACAGTATAAAACGAAACAATCATTAGCAGAAGCAAGGAATTTAAAATAATGGCAAATCAAAGACTTAATATAGACATTGTAGCAAAGGATAAGTCTAAACAGGCTTTGAATGGTGTTCAGAAATCTTTAGGAAGATTAAAAAATTCAGTATTTAATTTAAGAAATGCTTTTCTAGGTTTAGGTGCTGGTCTTGTTGTTAGAAATTTAGTTAATACAGGAAAACAATTAGAGAATTTAAGAACTAGATTAAAGTTCTTACTTAAAGATACAAACGAGGGTGCAAAGGCATTTGATAATATGACCAAGTTTGCATCTAAAGTTCCATTCTCATTAGAACAGATTCAATCAGGTGCTGGTATTCTTGCAACAGTAACAGATAATGCTGATGACTTACAAGAAATGTTAGAGATAACAGGTAATGTTGCAGCAGTTACAGGATTAGATTTTAGAACAGCTTCAGAACAAATACAAAGATCATTTAGTGCTGGTATAGGTGCAGCAGATTTATTTAGAGAAAAAGGTGTTAGAAATATGCTTGGATTCCAAGCTGGTGCAACTGTATCTATTGAAGAAACAGTAAAAAGATTTGAAGAAGTTTTTGGTAAAAATGGAAGATTTGGAAAAGCAACAGATGAATTAGCAAACACATTTGAGGGAACTTTATCAATGATAGGCGATAAAGTATTTAACTTTAAAAAGGTATTATTAGAAGCTGGATTCTTTGAAGAACTTAAAAAACAATTTGGAAGTTTAGATAAATTCTTAGAAGATAATGCAAAAGAACTAGATCAAATAGCAACAACAGTTGGAAAAAACTTAGCGCAAGGAATGATTAAAGTTGTTCAGATAGGTAAAGATTTAATTCCTACATTAGAAAAAATTGGCAAAATTATGAAAAGTATTGCAGATGGTTTTATGTCTTTACCACCTTTCATACAACAGAGTGGAATTATAGGTGCATTTTTATTTGGTAAAAAAGGATTACTTGCATTAGCAAGTGTAAGTTTATTTGTAGATAAAGTGCAAGACTTAATTAAAGAATCAAAAGTTAGAATGGGTATTTTTGATATAGATAACCTTAAAGAAGTTAATCTAGCAGTTAATACAATTAGTAATCAAATAAGTGAATTAGAAACTCAAAAATTAATGCTAGGAGATATTGATACACCTGGCATAGATAAGAGATTAAATAATGCTAGGGCAGAATTAGAAATACTAATGGAAAGACAAAAAGTTCTTCAACATAGTGCAAACATTAGAAAGTTTGAAGCATTTGAACATCAAAAAGAATTACATGCTAATTTAAAAACTCATAAAGAGATAAATGAAGAATTAAAAAAAAGAATGGAAAACACAGTTAGAGAAAATGGTTTAATTACAAATCAAAATCAACATATGCAAACTTTAAGAGAAACAATATTAGAAGTTACCGAAAATTCATTAGAGAACATGAGAATGAAATTTAAAAATATTAACAAAACAATAGCAGAGGGAATCAATGGTGGTATAACTAAATTTTCAAATTCTTTAGCAAGAGCAATTATACTTGGAGAAGATTTAGGTAAATCGTTTAAAAAAATGGCAGCAGATGCACTTGTTCAGACAGTATCACTTTTAATTGAAGCTATTATGAAATTTGCATTATTAAAATTATTAGGTATAGACCTTGAAAAAGGTGCAAGAAATAGATTAAATAGTGCTAAAAAATACACAAAAGAATTACAAAAACAAGTTGCACTTGCAGCTATACTTGCAATTCTAACTGGTGGTGGTTCAATGGCTGGTGGTGGTTTTAACATGGGTAACATTGGTGGTTCTCATGCTCAAGGTGGTGCAGTATCAAAAGGCAGACCAATTTTAGTTGGAGAAAACGGTCCAGAAATTTTCCGTCCTAACTCTACAGGTCAAATAGAACAAAATGCTAGAGGTACAGGAAATAGTGGTGCAGTAAATGTTAATTTTACAATCAATGCAGTTAATGCTGCTGGAATAGATCAGTTATTAATTGAAAGACGTGGAACTATATCAAGAATTATAAATGAATCTGTTAATGAAAGAGGGAGAGGTGCAATAATCTAATGTCAGGTGCTTTTCCAATATCTTCTGCTAAATTTAAAACTTTAGGAATAAAGTCAATTCAAAATACTATTATCTCTAAATCTGTATCTGGTAAGAAACTTGCAAGACAAATAGATAACCAAAGATTTGGATTTACAATTAGAATAGTTACAGGAACTAGATCAGATGTTTATGGAGAGTTAATGGCTTTTATAATGAAACAAAGATCAAGCAAAGAAAACTTTACAATAATCCCACCAGAAATAGAAGATGCTAGAGGTAATGAAACAAACACAGTTTTAGTTAATGGTGTTCACGCAGTTGGAGATACAACAATAGCTATGGACGGACACCACAACGATAACCCACACGCATTTAAAGCTGGAGATTTTATAAAGTTTGCAAGTCATTCAAAAGTTTATATGATTGTAGAAGATGTTCAGGCTTCTAGTAACGCATCAACAGTAACCATTGAGCCACCTTTAATTACAGCACTTGCAGATGATTCAGTAGTTACTTATGATAATGTTCCTTTTACAGTACATTTAACAAATGATATTCAAGAATTTGGTGCAGTAGGAACAGCAAAAGATGGTGCATTTTTATATCAATTTGAATTTGATGTTGAAGAATCCTTATAGATGAAATACAAAGTAAAATATTGGATTAGTGTTGATTTTTTAGCTGAAGAAATAATTGAAGCTGATGATCTTGATGCTCAATCTTTGAATCAAGGTAAGTATAAAGACCCATCTAAAAATGCTATTTATACTGTCAATGATTCAATAAAAATAAACAGACGAACATTTGAGGAACATGACGAGAAGCCTAACGACAGCAACAAAGAACGAATTAGCAACAAATGATTTAAGACCAATACATCTTATTACTATTGGTTTTGGTACTCCTCTTAATTTTACTGATTGTTCATTTCCATTAACATCTTCTATATCTGGTTCATCAGTTACTTACGCAACCTCTAGTCTTATTATGGGTATATCTAATTTTACAGAAGAAGTAGATATAACTAAAACTTCATTAAAGTTAGGTTTTTCAGGTGCAGACCAATCACTTATATCAACTTGTTTAAATGAAAATGTTGTTAATGATTCAGTAGTTATTTTTAGAGGTTTTTTAGATGATTCTAATGCTATTATTGCTGACCCTTTTCTTTTATATGATGGTCAGATAGATACTTTTGAAATTTCTGAAACAACAAAAGAAAGTTCAGTTATTTTAAATGTTACTTCTCATTGGGCTAACTTTGATAAAAAAAATGGAAGAAAAACAAATTCAACATCTCAACAAAGATTTTTTAGTACAGATGTTGGTATGCAATTTTCATCTCAAACAGTACAAGATATTAAATGGGGAAGATCATAATGCAAGATATTATTAATTTATATAAACAGTTTGATAAATATAAAGATAATACTGATAAAGATTTGGCTAATCATATATTGCCATCAATACAATGTAATCAATTTAAAAAATTTGAAGATGATGATGGTATTTATGGTTTTGTAAATTGGGCTTTCTTAAATAAAGAGAATGAATTATTTTATAAACAAAAAGGTACTGTTAAAAATAATACATGGCAAAGTGGAACTAATCTATGGTTATGTGATATTGTTATTATAAAAAATGCAAGAATAGTTATGTCTTGGGTTTATAATTATTTTAAAGATTATCTTCAAACTAACGAATGTATTAATTGGTTAAGAGTAGATCACAACAATAATATCTACCGAGTATCTAAAAAATATAAAAGGGAGTTTCATATCTAAATGGGTAATATTGTAAATAAAATTTTAGAACCAATAGTAAAGGTATTTAGTAAAGCCTTATCATGGCTTGTACCTGAAGTTGATATTCCTGACTTTGGTATAAATGAAGCAGATGATTTTGAAAAAGGTGTACTACTTAATAAACAATCTAATGACGCAAATATTCCTGTTGTTTATGGAACAAGATTAATTGGTGGAACTAGAGTATTTGTAGAAACTTCAGGAACAGATAATCAATATTTATATGTTGCTATAATATTAGCAGAGGGAGAAATTAACGATATAAAAGGAATTAAAATAGATGATAAAGATGTTACCTTTGCATCTAGTTTTTCTGATAATACTGCTGTTGAAGTAGATAGTAGCGATAGTGTTTTTTATAAAGGTGGAGAAAGTTTAATTAGAGTAGAACCTCATTATGGAACAGATGGTCAATCAGCATCAACATTATTATCAACATTATCTAATTGGGGAAGCAATCATAAATTATCTGGTTTAGCTTATCTTGCAATTCGTTTTAAATGGAATCAAGATGTATTTGGTTCTATTCCTAAAATACAAACATTAATAGAGGGTAAAAAAGTTGTAGCTTATAATTCAAGTTTAGTTGCTCAAACTGCTGCTTTCTCTACTAATCCAGCTTGGGTTTTATTAGACTACTTAACTAACGAAAGATATGGAAAAGGTTTAGCAGTAAGTGATATTGATTTACAATCTTTTTATGATGCTTCACAAGTTTGTGTAACACAAGTAACACCATATTCAGGTGCTAGTGATATAAATATATTTGACGCAAATGCTGTGTTAGACACATCTAAAAAAATTATAGATAATACAAGAACTCTTTTAAAAGGTTGTAGAGGTTATCTTCCTTATACTTCTGGCAAGTACAGATTAGTTATTGAAACAACAGGAACAGCATCAATTACTTTAACTGAAGATGATATATTTGGTGGGTTTTCTGTATCGAGTCCAAATAAAAACGATAAATATAATAGAGTAATTTGTAGTTATGTGTCGCCTGATAAAAATTGGCAAGTAGATGAAGTGCAGTTCCCACCAATAGATGATTCTGGTTTGCCTAGTGCAGATCAACACGCAACTATGAAAGCTGCTGACGGTGGATTTTTATTAGAGGGTAGATTTGATTTTGGACAAGTAATAACAAGTCCATATCAAGCCGAAGAAATGGCAGAGATTATTTTAAGAAGATCAAGAGAAGCAATACAATTAAGTATAAATGCTGGTGGTAATGCTTATGATTTAGCTATTGGAGATATTGTAAATATTACACATAGTTCATTAGGTTATTCTGCAAAAGCATTTAGAGTTATTTCAATATCTTTTAATGAAGATTTTACAGTAGGTTTAAATTTAACTGAACACCAAAATTCACATTATACTTGGGCTAGTAAAACTCAACAAGCTAGTATTCCATCAACTAACTTACCTAATCCAAATGTTGTTCAACCACCAGCAAGTGTTACACTAGATGATACTTTAGTTGAATATAATGATGGAACTGTAATTGTAGCTTTAGATATATCAATAGGTGCTTCTCCTGATAGCTTTGTTGATTACTACCAAGTAGAATATAAATTAAGTACAGATTCAGATTATATTATTTATGCACAAGGTTCAGGATTAAATCACAGAGTATTAAATGTAATAGATCAAAAAGTGTATAATTGTAGAGTAAAAGCCGTCAATAGTCTGGGAGTTTCATCAACTTATGTAACAGCAACTAGAACAATCATTGGTGCTATTGCACCTCCCTCTGATATTCAAGATTTTTCTTGTAATGTTATTGGACAAGAAGCTCACTTATCTTGGACACAAATACCAGACTTAGACCTTGCTTATTATCAAATTAGATATTCATCTTTAATAGATGGTTCAGCTACATGGTCAAACTCTGTATCATTAGTAGAAAAAGTATCAAGACCAGCAACTTCAATTAATGTACCAGCAAGGGTTGGAACTTATCTTATCAAAGCTGTAGATAAACTTGGAAACTTTAGTTCTAACGCAACAGCTATTATTTCTAATGTTACAGGAGTTTTAAATTTTAATGCAGTAGCAACTCAATCAGAACACCCTGACTTTACAGGAACTAAAACAAATGTAATTGAATCTGATAATACTTTAAAATTAGATTCATCAGAACTATTTGATTCAGCTAGTGGATTATTTGATGATGGTACAGGATTATTTGAATCTGGTTTAACAAGTGCTGATTTATTTGCGTCAGGAAGCTATGAGTTTGCAACACCTATTGATATTGGGGCAAAACATACTGCTAGAATTACAGCTTCTATAACTCAAACATCAGATAACTTAGATGATGTCTTTGATAGTAGAACAGGAGATTTTGACGATCAAAAATCTAACTTTGATGGAGATACACCAGCAAACTGTAATGCACATATTGAGATAGCAACCTCTGATGATAATGTTACTTACACATCATTTAGAAATTTTACTATTGGAGATTATACTGCTAGATACTTTAAATTTAAATTAATAATGACTTCAACAGATTTATCATCAACTCCTGTTGTATCAGAATTATCAGTAACTATTGATATGCCTGATAGAATATTTAGTGATAATGATATTGTATCTGGTGTTGGAACTAAAACTGTAACATTTACATTACCATTTAAATCTGTTAATTACGCAGTTGGAATTACAGCAGAAAATATGGCTACAGGAGATTATTTTATAGTTGAAAATAAAGCTGTTGATTCTTTTGATGTTACTTTTAAAAATTCATCAAATAGTGTAATATCTCGAACATTCGATTATATTGCAAAAGGATATTAAAAGGAGTATAAGAAACTATGTCTCAACATGATTACGATATTGCCAATCAAGGTTTTCCAGCTTTTAGAACAGATTTAAACAATGTTCTAGGTGCAATTAATTCATCTAATTCAGGAACTTCAAGACCAAGTTCTGCTGTCGCTGGTACAATTTGGCTAGATACATCTGGTGGTGCAACTGCAAATACTTTAAAATTTTATGATGGTGCTGATGACATATCTTTAGCAAATATTAATACTACTGCTAACACAGTAGATTGGCTTGATAGTTCA